GCTACTCAAGTGGCTCGACAACATATGGTGCTGGAATCCAAAGATCCGGCATCGATAATACCGAAATTGGCTATCAGAACCTCGACACTCGCTTTACAGGAACAAGCGCAGCTACCCTTTCTGGTCTCGGTACTTCGGGAACAGACTTCGATGTAATCGGAGCAGACCAAGGCGTTGCAGCTATCCTTAGCCAGTTCGAGTTAACTGGAAACATTCCTCAAGTAACTGTCGAGTTCAGCAAGACAGCAGTTGAAGCTGGCACACGCCGCCTCGCTGCTCGTTGGTCCGTTGAACTTGAGCAGGATCTTAAGAACATGAATGGTCTCGATATCGACTCTGAATTAACAAACGCCATGTCGTATGAAATTCAAGCCGAAATTGACCGTGAAATGGTCATGAGAATGCTCCAGATTTCCCTCAATGCCGGTTCCACAAATGGATACTCGTTCTGGTACGCTCAATCCGCTGACGCTCGTTGGCTTGGAGAGAGAAACAGAGACTTCTACAGCAAGGTAATCGTACAAGCTAACCGCATTGCGATCCGCAACCGTAGAGGTGCAGCCAATTTCATTATTGCTACACCTCGTGTTTGTGCAATCCTTGAGATGCTCCCTGAGTTTTCATGGATGTCAGTAAACGGAAATGTCAATACCCAACCCACAGGCGTAGCCAAGGTTGGAACACTTGGCGGTCGTTTCACTGTCTACCGTGACACTCGTACAGACGCGCAGTATCTAAGCAATCAAAGATCAAACCCACTGGAGTACGCTCTGCTCGGCTACAAAGGATCTGAATATTACGATACAGGTATCGTATATTGTCCGTATATCCCTGTGATGATTCAAAGAACAGTAGGTCCTAATGACTTCGCACCTCGTGTGGGTCTTATGACACGCTATGGTGTCGTTGATTATATCTTCGGCGCTTCGCTCTACTATCACTTGATCATCGTCAAGGGTCTCGGCTCAACAGGATTCCTTGGTGGCGGAAACGGCAGCGTTACCTACCTCTAAGTTGTTCGATTGATTCGACCACAAAATACCCATCCTCGCAAGGGGGTGGGTATTTTTTTTGTATTTTTTCTTGATATTACCAGATATTTTATGTAATATCATATTAATGAAACCTATTGTCGTTTGGATTACAGGATTGTCTGGTGCAGGTAAAACAACTGTTGCTACTGCTCTTGATGTATTCCTAAAAGAGAAAGGACATATAGTAGGACTTGCTGATAGTGATGCCTTGAGACTTGATTCTAAAATACCAATTGGATTTGATATTGAGAGTAGATGGAAAGCAGTCAATACAATGATATATGCCGTTAGAAACATGATAGAATTCCAAAAGGCTGAGATTGTCATTGTAGCAAGTATTTCTCCATTAAAACAGATGAGATATACGGCTAGAGATATCCTAACGAAGTATTGTAATGCAAGATTCATTGAAGTCTTTATGGATACTCCTTTAGAGGTCTGTGAGGAAAGAGATCCCAAAACTCTTTATAAGAAGTTTAGAGAAGGATTGATTAAAGATATGTCTGGGATTGATTCTCCCTATGAGGCTCCTACATCTCCAGAAGTTTGTATCCACCAAAGAACTACACTGCATGGTGAAATGACAGTTGACAGAGCCGTAGACATAATCTATAATCGCATATATGATACAAAAAACATTACAACCAACTAATGACTTGTTTCTTCAATTTACTGAAGAAGAAGTAGAACAGCTTGGATGGGAACCAAACCAAAAACTCCAGATAATCCCCCATGATGATGGATCTTTTGAATGTAAACCATTTGTTAAAGTTGAAATTGATACGAGTGAATGGTCTAAAGAAATACTTGAAATGATTGTAAACAAATCATTAGATGAGGACATTTCCTGTAATGATGTTATCAATAACTTATTAAAAGAATTTATTGCAACCCAAAAGTAAAATGCGTTACACACCAGAATATATTAACACTTTAAATCCAAACGAAATCTTTGTGTTTGGATCAAATCTTGCTGGTATTCATGGAGCAGGAGCAGCAAGACTTGCCTTTGACCGTTTTGGAGCCGTCTGGGGCGTTGGAATAGGGCATCAAGGAAGATCATATGCTTTGCCTACTAAAGACAAAGATATTGAAACCCTTTCCTTATCAGAGATTAATGATCATGTAATAGACTTTCTAGAGTATGCAAGAAACAATCCACAGTTTACTTTCCTCGTAACTAAGGTTGGTTGTGGTCTTGCAGGATGGACAGTAGAAGATATTGCACCTTGTTTTGGTGGAGAAACACCAGCAAATGTTGTATTACCAAGAGAATTTTATAAATAAAAATATGAAAACCATAGAAAATAGACTAGATACAATTATTAACTTGTTGCACAAAGTTGTAGAACTGCTTGATAAGCCAAAGCAATCTGTACAGCTTCTCACAGAAACTAAAGATGAACTTTATAGCGTAAATGCTGTTAGCAAGGAAGAAGTACCCTTTCCTACTCCTTGGAATAGTCCATCTGTTCCTTCTTGTAAGAGTGATATTCTTTATAAAGAGCCAACTAATCCCAACTGGTATAATATAAATCAATGAGATTTGCCCTTACAGGATCACACGGAGTTGGTAAAACTTCTGTTATCAGTGAATTGGATGATTGGTTGTCTGTGCGAGGAATAAAGTCTATTTTTAATAGTAGCAATGCTCGTAAGATCAGACAATCTGGTATGCTCATCAACGATGAAGGAGATGATATTGTACAATTAATAATTGAATGTAATCATGTAAGTCATTTTAGTTCAAACAATTGGTTTGCTGATAGAAGTGTATTAGACACTTATGCTTATGGAAAGTACCTTTATAAGAGAGGTAAGATATCTACTAGCTGTGATGCTACTGTCAGTTATCTAATGAAACAATTCATTGGTAGATACAAGGTTGTATTCTACATTCCTATAGAGTTTGATATGGTAAGTGATGGAGTCAGAAAAGAAGATAAAAAATTTCAAAAAGAAATTGATCAGATTATTAAAGCATATCTTGATACTTCTTCTGTTAATTATGAGACTATAACAGGCAGTGTTACCGAAAGAGCAGAACAAATAAAAGAGATTATAACCAGTATCAGTTATTAAGAATCTTTGGTAAAATCAGCATCCATCAATTCTACTTTTTCTCTTTTAGAACCTTTATCAAAAAGCTTTGTCATAATCTCGTCTCTTGTAGCAATTAAAACATTGGTTGTTTGGGGTAGTAAAGCAGATTTACTTCCGTTTGCCTCTACCTTTGCAACCTCAAGATTATTCTTATGCTGTTTGGTTTGTAGGTTAATCTTATTGAGACTATCTATAGACTTTGTTACGGAGTTTATAAGCTGTGCTAGAGCAGCTATTTCCTTTGGGTCTTGTCCAGATACTACGGAGTCTTTTAAGACATCTATAGCCCCTATACCGAGTTCTATGATATCTGCTGTCTTCTTATATATGTATTCGCTTACATTTTCATCTGTAAGCTTTGTTGTTTCTTGTATAGCTATCTCTTTAGAAGAGGAAGAAGAAACTGCATCGGCTCTTAACTCATCCACAATAGCATCTATTTCATTTGTTTGATCCATGATCGTATGAATATTTATTTGATTAATCGGATTAATCCAGTATAATACTTACATATGTTTACAGCCCCAAAGATTATATTTAAGAAAACAAGCGAAGATGCTGTGCTTCCCTACAAGGATGTTGTAGCCTCTGGTGGATACTTTTTAAAAGCAGTTGAAACTAAAATAGTTACAGATGGTGCTTCTGTTGATGTAGATACAGGACTATCGGTAGAAGATTTTACCAAAGGTATATGGGCAATGATAACTGCCGCAAATCCAAAAATGATAGAAAATGGTATTCAGCCAATCAATCAAGTAATAGACAATGACTTTCGTGGAGATTTAAAAATAAAGCTTTACAATATAAGCAATAAATCTTACCTTATCAATAAGGGAGATATCATAGCAAAAATCTTCTATTTCCCACTTTTAACAATCGAACCAGAATTCAAAAATGAGTAATCACTACGATAGTCTATGGACTGAAAAATATAGACCAAAAAC